GCATGTGCATGTGCCACTCCTGCCATGGGTACCGTGATAGGCAAAGCATTACAAGACTTTGACGGCGAGTCTGGTGTGATTGAGATTGTGGTTGGTAGATTATAAACTGGCTAACTCTGTGCGTTCTACAGAGACCAGTTTTTGCTGAACAGCATCAATATTCACAGTGTTCCACAATCCAGGATGCATGGGCTTAGGCCATACACCAGCTTGAATCCACGCATGTCCGATGTGTTCGTCGTTGAGCACTGGCACAAATTCCGTATCTAATACACAAACCCAAGTGTGATATTCAAACACACCATCTGCTGATGTAAACTTTTCTAGCGGTACAAGTCTGTGATATTCTGGGAAGTGTCCCAGTTCTTCTATACATTCTCGTTCCATACCGCCCAACAGTGTTTCGCCAGATTCAACTTTGCCTCCGGGCAAGCCCCAAGTTTCTGGATGTTTTGTATCGTTACGCAAAAGATACAGGTAACGGCCTGTACTCCGGGATAAAAACCAAACACCCACAGCCTTTACAGTACCAAACTCCAAGCTCCGGGTGGGTATACTCCTTGATAGCTTTTTATCCATTGTTCGCCAGTCCATTCATATTGTGTACCAGTAGTTATGTTGGTAACATACTGAGTGGCAGTTTCGTCAGCGGCCACAAATACCACACGCCAACGAGAGCCATTCCACTCAATGATATCATTGGCCATAGCAATTAACGGTTGGCCGCCGGTGCCATCCCAGGCATTGGGATTGTCTGTGTTGTCCCAGTTGCCTGTATCTTCTGTCAGCAGGTATCTAACGCCTATTACAGGTGCAGGCAATCCAGCACCAGGACCACTTGCAAGTGGATTGATAATGGCATCAATGGGTGCTAGTGTGTTTTGTGGTGCAGTGTCTGGATCAGGTGTGAATATAACCAATCTATCATCGTCAGGATTGATCACAATAGTACCAACAATTGGGTTGGCAGTGTCAGGCGCCGCAATAGGTGGGCGATTCAATCTAATTTGACTGATACCCGGACGCAACACACCATAAGCTGAAATCACAGCAGGCCACAGCAGTGGTGAGTCTGCCACAATAGCAGTGGGATCCAAATCTTCATAACTGCCATTGGGCACAATTGTGGGGTTGTACAACACTTGAATTTGATTGTCAATCACAACCAATTTGTAATTCCAGGGTGTGAACATTTGTCGTGTGCCCAGCAACAAGTCGTTGTTGGTGATAGCATCAATGGCATCACCTTGTGCGTCAAAGATTCCAGCAATGATACGTTCCACCACACCCAGTTTCTTGATCTTGGCCGGTGATGATATCCATATGGGCATGGAGAATTTGATACTGGCAATGTCAATAGGGTTTTCTGCGCCTTGTGGAATGGCCCTTGAGCTCCATGTCAACTGATCCAAATACATCACACTCAAACTTGACCAGTCAATGTAGTTGTCAGTGCTTTGCAGTTCTAATGAAGGATTGAACAGTGTCAAAATTTGCTCAAGTAGTTGCAGTTTCTGATTGGTGTTTGACGTCCAAATGTCCAACGTAATACTCAGCTTGTACGGCACAGGCATCAAGCGTTCAATGGTGAATGCGTTCCCTTGTGTGGTCTCATATGTATCTGTGGCAGTATCGTATGTGCGCTGGCGTACACTGAATCTATCCACAAAGGTGGGATCTTGTATTCTTGGACGATCGTATTCAAGATTGTTGATGTAAAAAGTCATTAGCGGAGTTGATGGCAAGGCACTGGCTGAGTTTTCTTGAATGATAGTTTGTGCATTGCGACTGGAGTCGCCATACCGCACAGGCACACGCAACAAAGTAGCATTGTTTACACCATCAGTTTCGTTGCCGTACTCAATTTGGAATCCTGAAAAGATTCTGGTAAATTGCAGTAGGAACCTGCGTATTTGTGCGTCATAAAAAAATTGTTGCATGTTTATCTTGAAAAAGGTGGTGGTGGGTTAGGTGGCAAAAAGCCGCCTTGATCACCATTGTCTGCTTTGGGTTTGAGAGCTTGACTCAAACTCTGACGCTGTGGTATAGCACCCAAGTCAGTGGTATTGGTAGTGTATGTATTGTTCACAAAGCCCGAGCGTTGAGTTTGATTGGTTGGAGCATTGTTCAAATTGGTGCGCACTTTTTCTTCAATCTTGATCCACATACGACCATTGTAGCGGAACAGTCTGTTGGGTTTGTAATCCAATCGCAAACAATAATCACCAGCAACAGGATTTAGAGGAAAACTCACACCAGGAGTGACAGGCAAACCGTTGGGGGCTTTGCCGTCGCCAGTGAGATATCCTGCGGTGTATCCGTCTGCTCGTGGTGTGACATTCATGCCTCCTTGTGTACCATCCACTGTGGTGCCGTCAATTGTGCTCAGGCTGGTCGGATTGGCAGGCTGCCCATCTTCTGTGGTGGCCACCACATAAAACTTTTCAACGTCATATCCACTGAGAGGCACTTCAACATCGGCTTGTGCAAGTATATCGTCGTTGATCTGTTGATCTTTGGGTCTGGTACTCTGCATGTCAGAGATTGTAGGCGGAGTATATTCAGACCAGTAAGTGGTGTCTGTAATGTCTGTGCCAGCAGGCACATTTCTGGTGGCTCGATAATACACATCACCGTAATTCACAATGCTACCACCGGGATAAAAATCACCTGGATCCCAAATGTATTCAGCCACAAATGGCTTGTCTAGTATGCTGTTGTATTCTTGTGCATTGGTCAGCGGCGTGGCTTTCACACGCCACAAGTGTGGCAACCAAGTTTGGCTGAAGCCTTCTGACGCAAAGTTAGCATCCTGAATCACATAGTATCTAGGCAAGGCCAGGGGCAAGGCAGCGTTTAGGGGGTTGTAATCTTTCAAATTTGGCACTTCAATCACATCACCGTTCATGAGCTTGCGACCAAATGTGTCAATCATGTCGTTGTAGTGGAACGTTACAAACAAGGTATCGGAGTTTAAAAACAATCCAAACTGTGTCAAGTCAAAGTCCACATCCTGCACACGATACACACCACGCATGACGTAGATGTCTGGATCATAGATTCTATCACGGTTTTCCAGCAACAGCAAGTCTTGAATGTTTAGCGGACTTTGCGTGTCATAAATGGGCTGAGTGATATCATAGTTGCCTGAAAGTGCAGAGTCGTCTCCACCAGTTTGAGGGCCCATGTATTTGTGAACATAGATATCCAAGCCGCCCACAGTGTACATTTCACTGATGGTGCGGTCCAGAAATTGGTAATCTCTTGTGCGATTTGGGCGGTATAAACTTAAACGTGGCATAGTGTATATTTATGGGCAGGTTGACCAATAATTTCCAACCTGCTATACTTTGGGTATGAAAGTAGTAAAACTAAACCGCAGATTCCGCCAATACAAAAAACACGGGCATGTGATTGCTGTGCGATGTGATAGTTGGCTGGGGGAAGGCGTTCCTCTTGAAAAAATATGCGATACCAAACTGGGAGCCCAAGGCTACATGCCCGACAATGACTGGCATGCATATTTTGGCAAGGCTAACGGATACGGTCGTCGCCCGTTTTGGATCACATTCCGCCGGGAATCAGATCTTACTTTAGTACTACTTTCTGCCCAATTGACCAATAAATCCTAACGTGCTATAATACACACTTGTTCACTACAGGAGCCCGTATGCAAAAGGCAGCAAATTTTGTTGCAAAGTACTCTACTGCCAACAAGTCCAAAGCAGTGGTGCCCTATGACCTAATAAAAGCCACAGAAAAATGGGTGGAGTACAGCCTGGACATTGTGGATATGAATCGTATTTTGATGCAGTCAGACTTTGACACCAAATGGCGGCTGATGGAGGCTCTTGATGTTGCAGAGCGCAAGAGAAAGTACATGTACAACCACAAAAACTTTAAACTCAAACGTGCCACGCAATTGTTTGAACTCTGCCGAGATTTACCTGTAAAATAAGTAAGGACACATATGAGCACCACATACAAAATTAAACTGCTAAATCCCCGCAGTTCCGACACCAACATCTTGGGCATGGAGCCAACTTGGCAGGTCCAGCCCACAGAGTATCGCACCAGTCGACTGAGCAAAGCATTCTCTTGGTACAACTATTTCTACGGCAAAAAAGACGCCCGGGATATGATTGTGAACTACCTGGAAGCACATGACCGCAAGGCAGATGTGCGACTGCTCAAAGGCATTCCGGATTCAGCAATTCGACTAACAACAGGTTGGTTGTGCCGCATGAGCATGGTGGGCTTGGAACTGCATAACACAGAACAGCTCAAACTGGAAAATCAACTGAGAGAAATACTGGACAGCAAGCAAAACGAAGTCACAGAAGTAACAGAAGAGCCGGCTGTGGCCAAACCCAACATCCAGGACCGCCTGCGTGAAAAAGCGTCAGAGTGCAACGGTGAACTGGATGGCATGTTTGACGAGTTCATGTTGAGCGGTGCTAAAATGACAGCGGACTTCAAGCCTGTCACAATCATGCGTGGGCTTAATGTAGCACCGCAAATGATCAGCCAAATTTTAGACAACTGGAAACGCAAACTTTCAGAGTTTGAAGCAGTGGTTGAAGGCAAGGATGCACAACTGGTGGAAGCATACAGTTACCTTTCTAAAATCCAACTGCGCAACGTGATCAAGTTTTGCGAAGCAGTGGTCAACGACTGCGGTGCTTATGTGCAGATCAAGAAAGTGGAACGCAAGCCGCGCAAGGTCAAAGCAGTGCCACCTGAAAAACGTGCGGCCAAGTTCAAGATGCAGGCAGAATTTGCAGAACTTAAACTCAAGAGCCAGCCAGCCGCAAGCCTGGTGGACAAAACAGAAGCTTGGTTGTATGACAGTAAAAAGCGCAAGCTCATCCACCTTGTGGCAGACAGCCACACACAGGCATTCACTGTAAAGAACAACTCAATCATTGGGTTTTCGACTGTGGAAACAGTACAAAAGACTCTGCGCAAGCCAGCAGAACAGCTGAAGGGTATTGTGGGTGCAGGCAAGCCCGCCGCCCGTAAAGCATTCAAGGATATCAAAGCCACAGAAACTGCATGGAACGCCCGTGGCACAGAGAACTTGATCATCCTTAAGAGTTGGTAAATATCGGCATGCAATTTATTCCAGACGAGGATCCAAGTGATCCTCGTGTCTTTGTGCCCAATGTTGAATTTTACATAACCAATGTTTGTAATTTGGCCTGTCCAGATTGCAATCGATTCAACAATTATAATTTTCGTGGCTGGCAAGATTGGCACGACTATGCAGAACAATATCAACAATGGGCCAAGTATATCAAACTGCAACGGATAACTATCCTTGGTGGAGAACCATTGTTGAATCCCTCTATATGTGATTGGATTGATGGAATCAATCAATTGTGGGGTAAAACAGTCCAGGTACTCACAAACGGAACCCGTTTAAATCATGTGCCAAATTTGTATGACCGCATGATCAAATTTCACGATCCGGCTTTGCCTTGGAAAAAAAACTGGATCGGAGTTAGCATACACAATGAAAACGATAGACAACGATGCTTTGATGAAATACGCAAGTTTCTTAAAGGCACAATCACCTATCATGCAAAAACTGATCTTGACAATGAAGATAATGCAGTGACTTATGGTGCAAATCATGCATTTATAGACAGCAATGGCATGAGAATATGTGTATGGGAATACGATTCTTTTTACAAGGCCTCAATACAACAAAATACTCAAGGTAAATTTATTTTATGGGACAATGATCCAATTGAATCGCACAACCAGTGCGGGTTTGTGCTAAACAAATGCTATCATTTTATAAAAGCCAAATTATACAAATGCGGTCCAGTGGCGTTATTTCCTGAGTTTGATCAACAGCACCACTTAAATATAACTGATCAGGACCGTGAACTGATCAATGGGTATCAGCCGCTGAGTGTTGATCAGTTTGATCAAAGAGGTAAAGTATTTTTAGATCATATAGATGATGTAATCCCTCAGTGTAAATTTTGTCCAAATGGCAGTCAGTTTGCGGGCAAAAAAATATTTGCAGTAAGCAAAAAAATTAATTCAGTTAGTGGGTTTGATTGATATGAAAACAGTATTATTGACTTTTGGAGACAGTTGGCCACAGGGGGTGGAGCTTGGCGATGGAAAACGCTATGGTGAAATTCTACAAGAACAAATGAAGTTTGATGAATTTTATAACTATGGTCTTGGCGGCACTAGCAATGAACACATGCTACGACAATTGCAAAAATACGTTGATGAGCATCACACGCCCGACCACAAAACAACTGCAATTTTTTTCTTGACAAATCCACACCGCACTGCGTACTGGCCCCATGATTCAGATTTCAATGTAAACGGTCACCAACGTCAACACTGGAACGACGAAGCCAAACAAATTTTTATGAAAACATGGTTGCATTTTCACACAGATGAAATTACTGTGATGAGATCAAGTTTGAGTGTTTGTGCATTGCAAAGCTGGTGCAACCGTTGCGGTATAGACGATTATTATTTTTCTGGTTGGGTAAAATACCCCACTTGGTTGCCGTGTGTGGACACTGATAAAATTTGGGCGCAAGGAACAGAAACTGTAGCTGATTGGTTTGGTGCTCCAGATCACAACGGTGAAAATTTATATAACGTAGAAAACAATCCCTATATTCGACCCAACTTTTGCCACCCAAATCAGCTAGGACATCAACTTATAGCTGATCGGTTGCAGGGTTGGATACAGTCTACGCAATAAATACAGGGACACGGAGTCCCTATGGCAGAACAGCAAGACACACTTTCTCAGCTCAAACAAAATCTCATTGAGTATGCACAGCTTCAGCTGGGCAGTCAAATCATTGATTTGGAACTAGACCCATCCCACTACGAAGCTGCATATACCAAAACAATTGGCACTTACCGCCAACGAGCCAACAATGCTTACGAGGAAAGTTACAGTTTTTTCACCCTTGTCAAGGATGAAAACATCTACACCCTGCCACAAGAAGTGGTAAGTGTGCGCCAGTGTTTTCGCAGAACTTTTGGTGATGCAACTGGTCCTTATGCTTCAAACTTTGACCCGTTTGCACAGGCTTCGTTGAATGTTTACTTGATGAACTTCAACGTGGCTGGTGGTCTTGCTACATACGACTTTTACACACAATATGTAGAGTTGGCTGCAAAAATGTTTGGTGGATTTTTCAATTACACATTCAATCCTGTCACAAAGAAGTTGCAGTTGATCCGAGATCCAAAAAATACAGGTGAGGCTGTGTTGATTTGGACTTACAATTTGAAGCCTGAAATCAATCTATTAAGCGACTACCAAATTTCACAGTGGATCCGTGACTACATGGTAGCCAGCTGTAAGATGATCATTGGTGAAGCCCGTGAAAAGTTTGGCACTATTGCTGGCCCACAGGGCGGTGGCACCCTAAATGGCACTGCCATGAAAGCTGAAGCCAAAACAGCGCAGGACGAGCTGATCGGCCAACTGGTCAATTATGTGGATGCCAGTCAGCCACTGACCTGGGTAATTGGTTAATACAGCATAGACACACAGTCATAAATCTGTTATAATCATCACATGGACTTGATGATTGATCTTGAAGGCTTGGGAACAGGCCCTGACACTACTATTCTTACCATTGCCGCCCAGGCATTTGATCCGTTTGGCTCTGGCCACTACGAGCAATCATTTTACGCCAGAGTCACACTGGAAAGCCAAGAAACTCGTAGCATACAACAAGGCACTATAGAGTGGTGGGCCACACAACCTGCTGTGGTGCGTGACGAAGCGTTTGCTGAAGAAGACCGCATACCATTAGATCAAGCACTAGATGGCTTGGCCAAGTTAATATGGCATGCCAAACGAATCTGGGCCCAGGGCCCAACTTACGACATGAACATCCTGGAACATGCTTACAAGAGCTACAACAAACCCTTGCCCTGGCAATACTACATGGTGCGGGACAGCCGCACGGTGTTTAGTTTATGGCCTGAACAACCCATGCCCCCTACCACTCACCATGCCTTAGAAGACTGCCGCAGACAAATTGGCATGCTACAAAATACACTTAAATACCTCAACGTTCAGGTTTTAAAATAATGAAATTTTGTATCATTGGTGATAGTTGGGCTGGAAATAAAACAAAAAATGTTCAAGCAGTTCTCAGCAAAGAATTCTCCAGAGTAAATCACACAGTCGATAATCTTGCAGATGGTGGTGCAAGCAATCAAGGACAATTAAGATATCTTGAATTTAACTATTTGCCACACAATCAAGCAGATTGCATTGTTTGGTTTTATACAGAACCAGTGCGAAATTTTACTGAATTTGTAACATTAGATTATGGCAACGATGCTAACGCAGTGTCTCAACTCTATCCTAAGTTAACTTATAAACAGTTCAATAAAGATTTCTGTTATGTTGCAACACAAGATTTTGCTCATGCGCAGCAATTATATAATCGTTACAAAATTCCATTTGTAGTGATAGGTGGCGCAGGTGTAGTTGATCCGTCAATTGACAAATATACTTTTTCTAAATGGACACTGCATAGTTGGAATCAAGAAATTATACAATTTGACAATATGCCTATAAATTGTTATACTCATCATTTGGTCAAGTTGCTCGATAAGTTCACTGAATATAACAAGGATGAAGCATTTTACGAAATGTCTTTGCTTGAAAAACTTGAAACAGAAATGTTGTCAAATAGACAAAAATATCCTGATGGAAGGCATCCATCTATGGATTATTATCCACAATTGGTAGAACGAATATTAAAGGGAATCAAATGATCATTGGCATCTGTGGATTCATTGGGTCTGGCAAGGACACTATTGCTGACTACCTGGTAAATTTACATCATTTTCGCAGAGAAAGTTTTGCTTCAACACTAAAAGATGCTGTGGCACAAGTATTTGGATGGGACAGAACCATGCTGGAAGGGCGCACAAAACAAGCCCGTGAATGGCGCGAGCGTGTGGATCCATGGTGGGCAGAACGCTTGGGCATGCCCACACTAACACCACGATGGATCTTGCAGTACTGGGGCACAGAAGTGTGTAGAGCAGGCTTTCATGATGATATCTGGATTGCCAGTTTGGAAAACAAACTGCGCCACAGTCAAGATGATGTTGTGATATCAGACTGCCGTTTTCCCAATGAAATTTTAGCCATTAAGAACGCCGGTGGGCGTGTGATTAGAGTTATACGTGGGTCCGAGCCTACATGGTATAATGCGGCTGTGAGTGTTAACCGTGGCCCAACTGGCAACTCAACTTGGGCACTGAGTCAACGTAAATTGGAAAAACAAGGTATTCACGCATCAGAAACTGCCTGGGTAGGCACCAACTTTGATGCTGTGTTAGACAACAACGGTACCCTGGATGACCTTTACCAACAAGTTAAAAATCTGGTTCAAGATCGCCCTGCCGCCACGCAAGATCGCTCTTAGATAACTCTACTTCGCAGTTTCTACAAACTGATTTGAGATTCTTAAGTGTAGCATTGTTTAGGTTGCCATCCGTGTGATACACAAAAATTTGGCCAGCGTACTTGGCTCGGAATCCACAGCGATCGCAACTCATTTTTTTCTTGTAGCCTGCTGATTTCCATCGTGGCTCTCTGGGTTTGAGCCCACGCCCCTTTCTAGCACAAGTCTCGCATCTTGATCGATAGTGTGTAACATCTTCACGTTTGTAGTTCACAGCACAAGGGCGCTGGTGACAGGCTTGACATATGGGTCTCATACGGTATTTAGCCACATGGACCTTTGTCAAAGGTATTCAAAACGGCTGTTTTTTTCAAGGTCTCTATAAATATTAGAACTTGAAAAGGATTCAACCATGGCTCTCACATCACCCGGCGTACAAGTAACAGTAATTGACGAAAGTCAATATATTCCATCAGCAGTCAACACAGTACCATACTTCTTGATTGCCACAGCGCAGAACAAAGTATCTGGCGCTGGAGTTGGAGTAGCTGCTGGTACCACAGCGGCCAACGCTAACAAAACATATTTAATCACCAGTCAGCGTGATTTAACAGCCACTTTTGGTGTGCCATTCTTCTATAACACAACTACTGGTACACCTATCAATGGTTACGAACTCAACGAATACGGCTTGTTGGCTGCTTACAGCTCATTAGGCATTTCAAATCGTGCTTATGTTCAGCGTGTGGACATTGATTTAACTGAACTTACAGCCAGCTTGACCCGCCCAACAGGATCACCAGCTGATGGCGCATATTGGTTGGATACTTCTACATCTGTGTGGGGGATCCAAGAATGGAATCAAACTACCGCCGCATTCACAGTAAAAACACCACTGTTAATTACTGACAGTGCTAATGTTGTCCAAAGCACCAGTGGTGTCACTGGTCAAACAGTTTACACTCCTATTAACACAGTAGGCAGCATTGGTGATTACGCTATTGTATCACTTGGTGTTACCGAAGCTATTTGGAACGTGGGCTGGTATAAGAATTCTAATAACGTTTGGGTTTCAGTTGGCAGTGCAGCATGGCAAGAATCTTGGCCTACAATCCAAGGTTCTGTAACCAATCCCACACTCACAGCAGGACAAAGTATTTTTATTAATGACACTTCTGTAGCTGTGCCGGCTATTCCCTCTAACACCTTGGCTGGATTTGTTGCTGCGGTTAATGCAGCAGCCATAACAGGTGTGACTGCTGCGGCTGTTGATGGAACATTTGTGATATACGCAGATGATACTGCAACCAACGATGGTAGTACTGCAAGTGGTGGTATTGTCAGTATTGAGCCTAATGCCAGTGGTGCCGCATTGTGTACTGCGCTTGGTATTCAAGCAATCGAATATTTGGCGCCAATCTTTCTTGCTGCATACAGTTATGGAGCACCACGTTGGCGAACTAGTGATACTGGAGGTGGCAGACCCACTGGCTCTGTATGGAATAATTGCAGCCCGGCAAATAATGGCCTAGCAGTTCAACTAAAACAATATAGTGCAACCTTAGGAGAATGGGTGCTACAAAGCTGTCCTGCATATTTTAACACAACTGCTGCAATCAATGCATTTGATCCTACAGGCGGTGGAAGAAATATTCCAGTAGGAACATTATGGGTACAACCTGCTGCTAATTTTGCAGAAACATCACCACTGAGTTCGATGGGATTTGAATTTTACAGACAGTGTGCATTTGGACAAACTATAGTTACCGGCACCACAACGCCAGGTGCCAATGGTGATTCGTTGTTTATTGCTGGAAATAGATTTACAATATCTGGCTCTCAAGCAGGTAGCAGTAGTTCTACTACTGCTACTGTTATTCTAAGTGGTACCAGCATT